CTTTGGTTGGCTTAAGAGAACCAATACCACGAGAGGAAACTCCCAATTTTACACCTTCACTTAATAAGGATGATGCAATACTTCCCATAGGAGTTGATTCAAGAATCTTTGCTTTACCAATAAAATTGGAACCAGACTCTTTTAATGAAGTAATTTTATGTGAAACTCTATCGAGATTTACAGTTGGACCGTCTGGATGTCCAAGTTCTCCAAGTGCTCTACCAGTATCAACATGTTCTTTAATGTATCTACCGACTTCTTTTTGAAGAGTTTCCATAGGATACATACGACCATTACGGTTCTTAATATTTCCTTGTAGAAAAACACCTTCTATGTAGAGGTTCTTTTTACCGTTTTTTAATGATTCAGTAAAAACTTTTACCGA